AGAATTGGTTATAGAAATGCAGGTCGTGTAATAAGACTTGGACAGTTATTAAAATCAAAAGGCACAGACCTTGTTACAGAAATTAAAAAATCTGTTGATAATATTTTTGCATCAGGTGATTCTAAATATGATGCTGATGTAGCTGTTGATAATATGTTTGAAGAACTTGGCGTTGATAAAGACACAATAGATCAAAAAGATATTATGAATGCCTATGGCGAAGCTTATGGCATGATTACAAAACAAAGAGGATTAGGTGGTAAAACACCATCTGATACAGATAGACTAAAAGAAATGGGAGCACCAAAACTTGCAGAACGATTTGAACTTAAAGAAAGATTTCCAGGTATTGATGAAGAATTATTAACTAATATTATTGAAGATACAAATCCACAACATAAAGCAGAAGTTATAGCAATATTAGATGAAACTTTTAAAATGATGCAAACAGGTAAAGGTCCAGAAGAAATTATAGACATACTTGAACAAGGTAAGAAAACCAGAAAAGATAATGCACAAGGTGGATTAAACTATTTGATGGGACTTTAATGTCTGAAGTAAATAAAATAGCAAACTACAATCAAATGATGTCTTGGTTAACAAGACCTGCTACACCTAAAACACAAGTAGCGGACTTAGTAGATGACTTAGAACCTGGTTCACTTAAAGATGAACTAAAAAAAGACTTTGACCCGTCTCAAGAAACTCACGAAGAATACTTACAAAGAAAAAATTTAGATAGACCTTTTAATGCACAAGATGGGGGTAGAGCTAATCTTGCTATA